TTCGTGGAGAAGTTCAAGAACCACCAGAACCGCAAGATCGTTGTGTATGGCGACCCGGCTGGCCGCGCTGGTGAGAAGCACGGCCATGCTTCGGACTACACCGAGATGGAACAGGTGCTGCGCGCCAACAACTGGGTGGTCGAGCGCAAGGTGAAGAACGCGGCACCGGCCATCAAGGACCGGCAGAACGCCGTGCGCGCCAAGATCCGCAACGCCAAGGGCGAGGTCAGTCTACTCGTGAACCCGAAGTTGGCGCCGTACGCCCATAAGGGCTTGGCCACTGTGCAGATCAAGAAAGGCAGCACCTTCCTCGAAGAGGACAGCGACTATCAACACATCACTACGGCCATCGGCTATTGTGTTGACTATGAGTGGCCCATCACCATGAAGAAAGACGTCCATGCGGCACCAGTGGCCACGGTCAATCATTTCAACAGGAAACCCTAACATGGCCCGCACAAAAGCCGAACGCTTGGCCGCAATCCACCAAGAAGCTCTGACGGAATTCGACAAAATCCAGTCTGCCTTGCGCGACGAGCGCCTGCAGTGCCTGCAAGACCGCCGCTTCTACTCGATCGCCGGCGCCCAATGGGAAGGCCCACTCGGTGACCAGTTCGAGAACAAGCCCAAGTTCGAGGTCAACAAGATTCACCTGTCCGTCATTCGCATCATCAACGAATACCGCAACAACCGGATCACTGTCGACTTTGTGAGCAAAGAAGGCCGCGAGAACGACAACCTGGCCGACACCTGCGACGACCTGTACCGTGCTGACGAGCAGGACTCAGTGGCCAATGAGGCTTACGACAACGCCTTTGAGGAAGCGGTTGGCGGTGGCTTTGGTGCTTGGCGCCTGCGCGCCGCATACGAAGATGACGAGGACCCGGAGGATGAGCGCCAACGCATCCGCATCGAGCCAATCTTCGACGCTGACAGCTCTGTGTTCTTCGACCTGCAAGCCAAGCGCCAAGACAAAGCCGATGCCAAGAAGTGCTTCGTCCTGACGGCCATGACGCCCGGCGCCTACGAAGACGAATACGGTGACAACCCCGCTTCGTGGCCTAAAGAGATTCACCAATACGAGTTCGATTGGGCCTCGCCGAACATTGTCTTTGTGGCTGAGTATTACCGTATCGAGGAAACCAACGAGCAGGTGCAAGTATGGGAGTCGCTTGATGGTGAGGAGTCACGCTATACAGATAAGGACTTCGAGGACGACGACTCTTTGGAGGAGAAGCTCTTCGCCATTGGCAGTAAGTTGGTCCGCACTAAGAAGATCAAGAAGCGTCGTGTCCACAAGTACATCCTGTCCGGTGGCAAGGTACTCGAGGACTGCGGCTACATTGCTGGAGCCTGCATCCCCATTGTGCCGGTCTATGGCAAGCGCTGGTTCATCGACAACGTTGAGCGATGCATGGGCCACGTGCGTCTGGCCAAAGATACCCAGCGCTTGAAAAACATGCAGCTCAGCAAGTTGGGTGAGATCAGCGCCCTGTCCAGCGTCGAGAAGCCCATCTTCACGCCGGAGCAGATTGCCGGCCACCAAGTCATGTGGTCTGAGGACAACATCAAGAACTACCCGTACTTGCTCATCAACCCGATGACGGACATGAACGGTAACCAAGCGATCAGCGGCCCGATAGGTTACACCAAGGCCCCGATGATCCCGCCAGCCATGGCAGCTCTGCTCCAGATTACGGACCAGGATATGCAAGACATCCTGGGAAACCAGCAGGCCGGTGAGCAGATACAGCCGAACATCAGCGGCAAGGCTGTTGAGCTGATCCAGAATAAGTTGGACATGCAGACGTTCATCTACATGAGCAACATGGCCAAGGCCGTGAAGCGCAGTGGAGAAATCTGGCTCTCCATGGCCAAGGACGTGCTGGTCGAGCCCAGCCGCAAGATGAAGGGCATTGGCGTCCAGGGTGAGATCAGTACTATCGAACTGATGAAGCCGATGATAAACAAGGAGACTGGCGCGATTGAGACTGAGAACGACCTGTCCAACGCCAAGTTCGATGTGGATGTGCAGGTCGGGCCGTCGAGTTCCAGCAAACGCGCCGCCACGGTCCGCTCACTGACTGGCATGATGGCCATCACTCAGGATCCTGAGACTCAGCAGGTGCTGCAGGCCATGGCCATGATGAACATGGAAGGCGAGGGCATCAGTGAGGTGCGTGACTTCTTCCGTCTGAAGTTGCTCAAGATGGGGGCGCTCAAACCGACGGATGAAGAAGCACAGAAGATGATGGTAGAATCTCAGAACGCCAAGCCTAATGCCAATGACCTGTACTTGCAGTCTGCCGCTGAGGCTGAGCAGGCTCGGGCTGTGAAGGCTCGGGCTGACACTGTCCTCACTGTGGCCAAGGCCGATGAGACTCAGGCCAATACCATGAAGATTCTGTCAGAAATCGACGAGGGTGATAGCCGCCTGGCTATGGATGCTGCAGCGCTGGTCCAATCCACTCGCAAGGAGATGAACAATGGCCGGAATGAACGTCAGGACTGACATACTGGACCAGAAGCCGAAGCCCTCGGGCCGAGACCTCGCCTATCGTGCCGTCGCCGCAGTCTTAGGCGGCCCAGTCGACCTGACTTCCATGGTCATGAAGCCTTTCGGCTACGATACCGAGAAGCCTGTCCTCGGTTCCGAGTGGATCGGCCAGCAGATGCAGGACGTCGGCCTTGTGTCCGAAGCTCGTGACCCGATGCAGGAGTTCATGGCCTCGCTACTGGTCCCAGGAGGTGGCATCGAAGCGGTCCCTGCCCTGGCCGGTAAGGGAATGGCCATGCTCCCAGCAGCTTTGGGCGTGGTCAAGGCGAAGGGCGGTAACTGGTTGACTGGGAGCGCGGAGGACGCGCTGAGGCCTTTGAAGAAGCCGACGTTCTCGCTCGAAGGGTTCACCGATGCCGAATCTGTTGCCGAGTCTAGATACATGGACCAGGTGTCAAGGCCGCTCAACTCCTGGGTCGAAGGGCCACTCACTAAGTATGTGAAGACTCGGATGGCCTCACCTGATGACGAGATTCGTAAGCTAGCGGACCAAGGGGTTTTGCACGTTGATCCGGCAACCCTGCTCCACGGTGGAAGAACTATTCCGATGAGCGGAGCTGCCCCCACTAAGCTCGCTGTCTCTGACGAGGCTAAACGCTGGGAGAATGCTACTGACTACTCCATAGGAACCGAGACAGCTGGGCTGTACAAGCTAACCAGGGGCCAAGATGGTACGACCACGTTGAGCCGTAATCCGTGGCTTGAGGGCGTACCTAATGACACCGTTGTCCATGACTTCACACCAGACGCTAGCGCAGAATCCCTCGGCTTCCGCCACCTCACGGACGAACTCTCCAATGCCCTGAACCCCGAGTCCGGGTTGCCGCGCGCTTTGCAGCTCACGCCTGACCAGATGAAGAACCTCTCGGTGGAGAAGGCCGTCCGCCGCGTGGCCGACATCAACAAATGGCGCGCTAACCAGATGGCCGAGGCCAACAAGGCCATTGCCTTTGACGAGAAGACTGCTCCGGTCTTCAAGGAGTACCAGACCGTCCCGGGCTACGGTGGTGGCCAGCCGAATGAGAAGGGACTTCACTGGCGAGAGATTAAGCAACCTGAGCTACCTGAGGGCTGGAGCAAGAGGAAGGACGCGCTCGGAGTTGACGTTGTCGGGACTCCTGATGGTTACATTACTCGGGCCGGGTCGCTCAAGGACCCACGCAGAGAAAGCCTCGAAAAGCAACTCAAGTACGAAGGCGACACGATGGGCCACTGTGTCGGTGGTTACTGTGACGCCGTCCTCTCAGGCCGGAGCCAGGTCTACACCCTGCGCGACAAGGCAGGTAAGCCCCACGTGACGATTGAGGTGGCACCACCTGGTGAAGGGGCCCACACGCTGGAGCAGTACAAGACTGCGTTCATCAACGCTGGGATGAGTGGGAGCGATGCAGATACGTGGTACAGAGGTTCGTCTGCGCTTCCTCCTGAGGTGGCTGACCAACTAGCGCGCGACATTGGCAACGGCCGCATCGTCCAAATCAAAGGTTCCAAGAACAGCGCGCCCAAGGACGACTATGTCCCGTTCATCCAGGACTTCATTCGCAACGGTAACTTCTCAGACATCGGTGACCTGAAGAACGCGCAGATGGTGAAGGCCAGCCAGACGTTCAACAAGACTGAGTTGGAGTATTTGAAAAACCACGGAGCCGAACTAAAGGGCGAAGAGTACCTCACCAAGGCCGAAGTGGAGGCCTTGCAGAGCCTATTCAAGCCAGCAAACTAAACACATGGCGGCCGAGAGTAAAGGAATACCTCGGCCAATTGAAGTAAGCGGCGTCCACCCAGCCGCTCGATTGGGTGAGTTTAGAAACGGGGTTATTATGGGCAAAAAGGCAGAAGGTCAAGCAACTGAGAACGAAGACGTTGTATTGGGCGATGAGTCCGGTATTGGCGCTGTGGACAACGGCCAAGGCACTGAAGGCGAGGGTAACCTCAACGCAGCCGCTGCGGACGACGACCAAGGCGCTGAAGGCGTTGACGACGATTCAGTTGTTGTGACCATTGGTGAGGAACCGCCACCTCAAGATGAACACGCTCAAGCGCCTGAATGGGTGCGCGAGTTGCGTAAGAAGAACCGTGAAGACCAGCGCCGCATTCGCGAGTTGGAGGAGCAACTGAAGACCAAGGGCCAAGCAGAGACCAAGCCTGCTGCCCTGGGTAAAAAGCCAGCTCTGGAAGACTACGACTACGACACCGAGCGGTTCGAGCAGGAACTCACTGCTTGGCACGATCGTAAACGCCAACATGACGAGACGACCACCAAGGCGCGCGACGCTGAGGAGGCCGCACAGGCCGCCTGGAAGAAGAAGCTGGAGTCCTACGGTTCGGCTAAGACCGAACTCAAGGTTAAAGACTTCGATGACGCCGAGGCTGCTTTGCAAGACCACCTGAATGTCACGCAACAAGGTATTATCGTCCAAGGAGCGGAGAATCCTGCGTTACTCGTCTACGCGCTCGGCAAGAACCCGAAAAAGGCGAAGGAGCTTGGCTCAATCACCGACCCCGTGAAATTCGCTTTCGCGGTAGCTAAACTGGAGACTCAATTGAAAGTTACTAACCGCAAGGCGCCGCCACCTCCTGAGAAGACTGTCCAGGGCACAGGCGGATCGTCAGGAAGCGTAGACTCAACCCTTGCGCGGCTGCGCACTGAGGCCGAGAAGACCGGCGACTATACAAAGGTCACTGCGTACAAACGGCAGAAGCGCCAATCCGACAAGTAAACCCACATTCATCCATTAAGGAGTTCCACCATGAAGCACCGTTTCAGTCTCACTGCCCTGGTCCTCGCCAGCCTTACCTGGCTGTTCGAGCCGATCTACTTCGCCGTCACTCGCCACCTGCAACGCAACGGCCTGATGCTCGGCGCCAACGCCTTCTCCAAGGAGGAGCGTGTTGCGTTTGAGGACATCCTGGAAGGCTTCCAGGATGCTCTGGTCCTCTCCCGCAACGTCGCGGTCTACAACACTGACCAGACGATGATGGAGCGAACCAATAATGTCATCTGGCGTCCCCAACCGTACATCGCGCAGTCGTTCGATGGCACGGACCAAACTGCCAACTTCCAGAACATGACTCAGTTGTCCGTCCCGGCCACGATCGGCTTCAACAAGTCGTCCCCATG